AAGGGTATGTATGATCGTCTTCGCCAGTCAATGGATGGGTATCCGACTAGCCGAGTCAAGGTTTTCCAACATGATCTAACGGCGCCTATTACGCCTGTAAGCGCTAAAGAAATAGGAAAGATCGACTATGTACTTAATGTAGCTAGTCAATCCCATGTTGATCGCTCTATCGAAGAGCCGACGCCGTTTATTGTTAATAATGTGCAGCTTATCTGTAACTTGTTGGATTGGGCTCGTAATACCAATCTTGAAAAGTTTATTCATATCTCCACGGATGAGGTTTATGGGCCAGCCCCTGCTGGACATGCTCACGTTGAGTGGCAAGATCTTCACCTTCCTAGCAATCCATACGCTGCTAGTAAGGCTGCTCAGGAGGATATTGCGTTTTCTTATTGGCGTACCTATGGGGTGCCATTAATTATCACTAACACGATGAACATCATCGGTGAGATGCAGGATCCTGAGAAGTTTATGCCCAAGACGCTTTTACGATCACTCAAGGGTGAGACGATGGAGATTCATGCCTCTCCTTCGGGTGAGGTAGGCAGTCGGTTCTACCTCCATGCGAGGAACCAAGCTGATGCGTTGCTGTACATTCTTAACAATATTGATGTAGATAACTACTCAGACACTATTGATCGCCCTAAGCGTTTTCATGTTGTTGGTGAGCGTGAGGTGGACAACCTTGAAATGGCGCAAATGATTGCATCTGCGGCAGGTAAAGAATTGAAGTACGAGTTGGTGGACTTCCACTCATCACGACCGGGGCATGACCTCAGATATGCCTTAGATGGAACCCTTTTGGCGCAAGCTGGATGGAAAGCGCCAATCCCACTTGAAGAGTCCCTTGAACGTACTGTACGATGGACCCTTGACCATCCCGAATGGTTAAGTATTTAAGGAGAAATAATGGCTAACAAGACGGTAGAAAATCCCTGTATTGGAACTGGAACACTTACTACTGATGCACCAGTAATAAAAAACGGCAAGACCTACGGCAAGTGCCCGCAATGCGATAAGCTGGTAAGCATTAACAAAGCCAATCGGCTCTCTCGCAAACACACTGGTGTTCACCAGCCCACATTGTGGGAAATTTTTGAGGAGGAAGATAATGACCGAAACCAAGCAAAAGGCCCTTACGGCAGCGGATCGCTGTGATCGTTGTAACGCGCAAGCTTTCACCCACGCCAAGGGTATGAGCGGTAGTTTGTACTTCTGTGCCCACCACTTCATTAAGTGGGAAAAATCAATTCGTTCCTTTGCTTTCGAACTAATCGACGACCGCGACACGATCGATTAGTCGAATAGGAAAAGCCCCCCAGCAAATCTGCTGGGGGGCTTTTCTGTGTCCTTATGCTTTGGGGACCTCACAAGCATCCGTGGTGCAGTAAGCCTCGCCCGCGGCATCCTTTGCCTTACCGGCATACACGCTAGACAGATCCAACGGCTTCATTTTCTTAGCTGCCTTGTTGTATTCGTCTTCGGTAATCTGCGTGTAAGGCATTTGTGGGTATGTCATGTTACCCATCGGCAAGAACGAGATAGTTTTTAACTGACCGTCCAACATGTGCAATACCGTACCGACATCCTTTTTCTCAGCCTCTGCATCAAACGACACGGTCACCGATACGCTGTTGTCAGACCAGTGGCGCTGGGCCATTGCTGCTAGTGATGCCTTCTCGTAGATGGACACGTCCTTCTCCGACCGCAATGCATCGGACTTAATCGGGAAGTAAACCACGGAAGTAGTATCCGGATCCGTCACGGACGATTCAACTGTATACCCAGCCTTCTTGAACAGCGGAACCATTGGATCGTCATTCGAAAATCGGATTGAACGCATGAAGAACTGACCACCCGGCGTCCAGTGCACGCCCGGGCTCTCGCCTGCAAGGATAGATACGGTTCCCGATGGCTTCACGGTTGTGGTCTTAATGGACTCACGAATACCTAACCACTCGGAGTAGCTGCGATCATACTCTGCAACAGTACTGTAACCAGCGTCCATCCACTCGCGAAGTACGGAATTACCACGGCGGTCGCTAAAATTAGCAATGCCCGACATTGACGTACCGATGCGGCGATTACGCTGCATGATTGCATTTGTTTCTTCCCAATGGGTTGGTAGTAGGGTCACGGTCTTGGCATACAAATACGCAAACTTCAAAGTGCGCTTGTAATCTTCAATGTCATCGTGGCGGTTTAGGTAGGTCTCCACCAATGTGCAGCACTCGAAACTTTCAAGGGACTGCTCAGCGCAGGGGTTGTATCCGGCAGCTCGCCAATCCTTGTTGTTCGGGGCATCGATCAAACGACCGTATTTGCGGGTAACATCCATCCAGATAACGCCCGGCTCGCCGTTTAGGGCGATGTTGTCCACGATGTGGGAAAGGTCGTCGCCAACCTTGACCTCCACCGAATTATTGGACATCCAACCCCAACCCGGGGCTGTCGGGTCGTAAGAATTACGCTCAGGGTAACGCTCCGGGTTCTTCAAGTTGAGGAACACATCGTCTTTCAACCCGCCCATCAACAATTCGGCTGAACGGCGAACGTTACCTGAAACCACGCACACACCGATCAAATTACCAATATCAGCAATATCTCGGGAATCCAGCTCTTGTCCACGGCGGCCTTCAAAAATCCCGCGGATTGCTGCGTGCAATTTAATAAGCGGCTCTGGGCCCGCCGCAGTTCCCCCGAAAGTTTTAATCGGAGTGCCTGCTGGTCGGATGTCGTCGTAGTTGAACGCAATGATTGACTGCGGTTCTACCCGCAGATAAGAATTGATAAGCAGACTAACGCTCTCTACCCAACCCTCACGGGTATCAGGGATACGGTGAAACACCGGAGACTCGGATGGGGACCCAATGATGAATCCCTTCTCCGCGCCCTTGGTGTCAAAACCAACGCCAACACCCAGCATGGATGCTTCCATCAAAAATGCAAACGGCTTGGCTGGGTTGTGACGGGTCATCTCCGCTGTGCTGACGAAAGAACAGTTTTGGAGGGCAGCACTGTTGCGGTCTTCGTTGACAATCTTTGTGCCCATGATCCACAGACCACGGCCCGGAGGCGTCCATTTCAAATTGAACAAACGGTCAAAGGCTTCCTTGGCGGAACCCTGTGCCTTTTTCTCATTCCACGGCAATCGGTTAGTCTTGCACCAATCCTTCTGAATGGAATACATCCCGTTGATGACGCGCTCACACACATCGACCCACGTCTCTTTCGTACCGTCATCTTTGATGCGGCTGTACGTACGGAGGAAAGTGATTTCACCTACCGAAACACCATTGGCGTCCTGATATCCCCACGGGACTTGCTTGCTCTGATAACTGTTTACAAACTCTTCTGAAAGCCTAAAAGAAAACACTCGAACCTCTTCGTTTTGTAGTTTGGACAATCTGTCTAGCATAAGGGTGAGGAACTTACACTACACGCGGAAGCTTTGGCAAACGGCAGGTATGATTCCAATAGATGCACACTACAACCTAGTTAATAGGTTGTCATTACTCAAAATTGCGGTCGATAACTTCGTTTACAACCTCAGCATCTATGGTCTGAGGTAGTTCGCGTAAAACTTGGGCTCTTTCCCCGAAGATTTGAGACAGAACGCCCGCACCTGATGTGCGTCCTTCAAGGGTCATCTTAATGAATGATGATGAATCGTCCAATTCCTTGACCGTCTTGATCAACTTAAACAAACGATCAATTTCTTGACTTAAATTTGGGTCCGGGTATCCACCGTTCATTTCTTCAGAAAACCTTGCAAATGCTACTCTTTGGCCTTGCATTTCAATGATTGCATTGATCAATGCCTTGAGTTGATCCTTGGTTTTAATCTCCACTGGGAGTTTGAATGCACACATGTTATCTACCTTGAATGCGGGGCAGTTGGATGCCACGAAACAGGTATTGCACTGGCGCAATGATGTCGAACTAGATGTCAAAATAGGGACATCTTTGATGATATCCCGCCCCTCTTCATCCTGTTCAACAACGGTCGAATTTTCTACCCCAAAGACCGGGAGGGTGGTCATTTCAGCAGGATTGCGCGGTTGAAGTTTCCGCATTCCAGACCCTGACCTATCAATATCAGAAGGGGTCATTTCCGCGCTTGTGCTCACCTGCATATCCGGCAAGTTATTAAATAGGTTGTCGTTACCGGATGACATAGATGACCTCAATTCGAATTGGTCGTATGACCAAGCTGCCAAACGACAAACTTCAACGTTGTCGTCTTCCATAATTTTATCGAAGTTCAGCCCAGCCTGCTCGTAGATCGCCTTGTATCTCGGTCGGGCTTGTTCTTTCATCCGGGACGGATACCGAACAATCTGATGGCCGTCCCATACAATTGTTTCACCCCGCATCATCGGAGAAAGCCAAGACATGGTGCTCACCGTGGTCCACGGGGCGTTTCTAAGGGTGTCTGGGCGGGCGTAGGAAACGGCGTGGACCTTTACCCCGTACTGATTGATAACGCCCCTCACCTTGGCTTCTATGGACGGATCGTTATCGATCAAACTACCGGGTAGGGCGATGTGCTTAAAGTTTTCTGCTGCCTTCAAGAAGTCTGCGTACGTGCTTCCGTTAGCATAAACCGGCCAGTACTTATCCTTCTCGTCGTCAAACGCCAAAGGGGTTTCTAAAGGAAAATCCAGCCCCATAAACGCGGTTACCCTGTCCATGTTTTGGGCAAGAAAATCCTCGTAATCGGCAACAAATTCGTTCAACTCTTCGGCGGACAAAACGGTCTTATCCGGGATGCCCGGGTATACATAAATATTCATCCACTCTTCAAAATAATTTTTAAGAAGATAAGGCTTGTTTTTTGGCAGCCCTCGTTGACGAGCTCGCCAAAAGGAAAATCCAACATTTTTGATACTGACTGACTCAAGTATCTTGCGGTTAGAAGGTACTTCAGCACCTAAATGAATAATCTGCATCAGGCTCTTGGGTCTTCCCGGTAAAGGTCGTCTTGGCGATCCACTTCAGCTTGTAAATCCGCCCAACTTTTAATTCCTCTGGCTCCGTCTGGACGAAACTCTGGGCGAAAATATTTAGGGCTAAGGAATAAAATGGTAGTTAAACCTTGCTCAATAAGTTCTTTGGACAACTCCAAATCTGCGGTGACCACTAGGTCGATAGGGCCTTTAGAACGACAATGCTCAACTAACCGCAAATCACTATCAATATTTAGATCGTTAGCGGAAACGAGGTCGTCAATCTGTACAATTTTATTTTCCCGCAACCAAACTTCTGTACGCTCTTTGTGCCCACAAAGAATGAGGGCGCGGCGCTGGGCCTGTAAAGCCCTAAACAGCGCCACGCCCTGCGGCACTGGTGCGCCGGAGCTGTTACGCATGACCCCGTCCAGAAACACCAGTACGTTCATGTTACATCAGCTGCTCTAGGCCCGTACCCGCTTCATTTTGGGCTGCCCAAGCATCATACATAGGTTCTTCCAACCACATCATCTTGTGGTGCCCGGCGGTTGCACCAGTGTGTGCGTGAAGTTTGAACCCTGCGTCATTAATGCGGGATGAGAAGGTAAGGTCCTCAGACAACCAACGGTTTCCATTGATTGGGCCGTCTTGGAACCAGCACCAATCTCGGGTATCTTGGTTAGACATTTCACGAATTTTTTCCAAAACTGAACGGTGAATCAACAAATACGCTGCCCCACACGCTGAGATTTCAACGATTGAATTCTTGGGGTAGTTGTCGTATGGAAGGATCCCGCCGTTATCTTGCGTAGAAAAAATTGCAGGGACTGGGCGCAATGACAGACCGTTCCACACAGCAGCAAACACAAGACCCGAAACAACAGGGCGTTTATTCTTATCCGCGGTCTGAACCAGTAGATCGAACGATGCCAACGGAACGCGCTGATCCGTGTCAATCATCAGCAGCCAATCCGCTGTGGCAGTATCCAAGAAATGCTTAATAGCAATATTACGGCTCTTGGACAGAAGCCCCGTACCTTCTACGCAGTGGTAGGAAGAAATACGGGAGGAACGCTGGCGCACGATTTCCATCAAGGACAAAGCAAATTCTGTGTCCACTACGACGTCGTGTGCCCATGCGATGGCGATAGTTTCATTCTTTTGCATATTGTTCTCCAATTAGTGGATAGGGAGTGGGGCGAGGAACAGGAGGCGACTCGCCCCACTCAAAGTTATTTACTTTTTGATGGGTGCCGCGGGTGCTTCAGGCTTAACTGCTGGCTTGACCGTGGCGGTCACCTTGGCGATAACACTTGGCTTCTTGGTACCAGCGCCCGCACGAACACCATTCTTGTCAATCTTCAACTCGGCAAGAATTTTGTTGATGTCAGCAACCGTGGTTCCGGGCTTCAATGCGTAGTGCATTGGATCCCAAGAATGTGAATCCTTGTAATCTCCACCCTTGGCCCTGTCGCCACCCCAGATGACAATCTTGTACCGCTTCTTAATCTCGGCACATGCCTTGATCTGGGCGTCATTCATAAAGACCATGCCACCGTGAGGGCCCATAGCACCTTCGTGACCCCAGTTGAGATCAGCCGCCGTACCAGAACTGTGGTCCGAAAAGGCGCCGCCACCTTGACGAGCCTTGCGGTAGCAATAAACGGCGCACTCTCCGTTACGGAGTTTGGCAACCTCGTTGTTGTAGTCAGCCGCAAGCGCAAGAATCAAAGGAAGAAATTCCTTACGCGCGCGTAGCTTGACATTCGTACCCGGAACAACGCCAACAGCGAGCTTCGGGTCGGACTGGCTGGTAAGTACTTCCCAACCATTGATGGACTTGTCGGTCATTATTCTCCTTGGTTCAGGTATTTACTGGCTGCTCGCCGGAGCAACACGCTTGCATCTGGTAAGTCTACTCCATATTTTTCGGAGTATTCGATACTTTTAAGATTTTTTGAAGTGCTTTTTAGCATCTTTAACGCTTGAATAATTCCGGACTCTTTGCCCGCTTGCCAACGGTAATTGGTAAAGTCTTCATACCCTTCTCCTGTAGGGCTAAAGGCGTGGCTGCGGTTTTCGTGAATCTCATCAAACAATGCTGCGCCCTGTTGAATTGTGTGGCTGAGCATGACTTCCGCGTTGCGTCGGGCGGCATCATGCGGGGCAACTTTTAGTTCTTGCAAATGGCGCTTATATCGGTCAGTAATTTCATACGCTTTTTGAATATCCTGCTGAACAACCTGATCCCACTCGGGTCGGCGTTGCACATTGTCCTCGCGTGGCTCAACCGTCCAGTTGTCGTGTGTCAAAGAATAAGCTGCGTAGGGTTTGATATCGCGGATATCGGATTTAACGTTGGCGTAAAACGTTAGATCAAAAGAACCAAGATAGTCTTCAGTTTCAGGGTGCAAAACAGTATTGAATACGTCATTGACTTCACTGGCAATATCCTGATTACTAAACCCTGTGTAGTTAGGGTTCATTTGACGAAAAACTGGATAATCAATTCCAACTAAGCAATCTAAATCAGCGGGGTCTCTGTGAGCGTACCAATGGTAGGAAACACCAGAACCAGCTAACCAAACTTCTGCCCAGTTTTCGGCCCCGTGAAATTTATTGTTAAGTGCGTTAAGCGCTAACGACATCACAGAATTACGCACAGATGGGGTAAGTTTTTTCCCTTGGAACAAACGTGGATCTAATCCTGCGGCAGAAGGACTGAAATAAGAAGTTTCAGAACTCTCAATATCTACAGGGTAAGCCTGACGAAGTAGTGCTTTGTAATAGTTCATTGCGGTTCAGGATTTCCTTGGAGTTTTATTTTTTTAGAGTAAGTGCTTGAATCTTCTTTTTCAGGCAATCGCGCAACAAAACCGCAGCTCACATGCGCGTTGACGTACCTGTGGATAAGTACCCAAACAGCGTTGTACTGGTCTTCATTGCTGACCTCTATTTGGATAGCGGCCCCGCACAAGCAAACCATGTCAAATAGCATGGGAGTCTGGTCCTTTTCGCTGTGTGTACAGGGTGGATCCCTACTCCTATTGTACGCCTATTATTAGTTGTACAGGCCCTTCTTAGTGAAGGCTTTCTTTTGGACATGGGACTTGACAGGGCAAAAATCGCACAAATAAACCTTGGGCCCAGACGTACCGGGGCGGTCCAACCCAGCATCCTTGCGTTCCGCAGCGGTATCCGGTTTTAGAAGCTTACGCTCTGACTTGTAATCCCCGCAGTCTTCTTTGGGTCGATTATGCTGCGACCAGCAAGTCATGGCATCTTCGGCAAAAGTCATGCGGGTGCTGTAAAAATTAGTACCAAAAACATCCAGACCTTCAGAACCACCGTGGATCTGCTTAATGATCTCTTCGCGTACCTTGGGAACCACCCAATATTTTACGGGGAACTTAAAAAGAAGCCCGATATGAGGTTGAGGTTTTTGGTGCAACCCAACTGTTAGGTTGAGCATCACATCATCAGCCGGGTTGCCTTCGTAATCGGGCATTTCGTCAATTGACTTACACGTACGGCACACAAGAATACGAATTTGCGGTTCATTCTCATCTGTTTTTGACGAGTATTTACTCAAATCGATAGGGCTCATATGATAATCCTAACACGGTTGCATCTATAGTTTGATCACCCCAGCCGCTGCAGGTAGGCAAATTGGTGACGCCGCCAGTCTTATAAACTGGGTCGATATGTGGGTTCAAGCCCCACCCTGCGAACTAGCGAGATCCGTCTTGCGTACCCTGCTGCAGAGCTGAACTACGGCTAACTCGGGCCTCAGCACCAACCGTGCCCGGCTTACTTTCCGCGGCTCCAGCAGACTCAAGTGTAAGGGTACGACCACCACCAGCAGCTTGCTTTTTAGCAAGGGCTTCAATCACCATTTGGCGGTGGAACGTAGGATCTGACTTTAGGCGGTCTACAATTTGAGCCTTCTGCGCCATGGGGTTGACAACCTCAGTAGCAGCCGCCGGGGCTTTACCAGCAGCAGCCTGCTGAGCCTGATTAATGTCAAAGGTTTGGGCCGCGGTCGGTTGAATTGGTCCGCGGCGGTGTTCTCTACAGCCTGCGCCAGAGCGTTCAATGTTTGCACAACCATGCTCGTCGCAAGTATCTACATCCACATCTGGGTAACTGTGCGCAGCGCCGATGTTGTGGTAAGCAGATTTCAACTTCTCAATTGTATCGGACCACAGGCCTAGTTCCTTGGCATTGCGCAAGTGATGAAGAGCCGAGTGCTGTAGCCAACGAGCAGTGTGAAAAGTTTTTTCGGCGTTATCGCTGTATTTAGGCAAAGTCGTGTACGTTTCGGCCATTGCCTTGGTAACGTCGGTAGCTTCCTTTGGAAGACTGCGGCGCTCGGCCTTGGGCGTACCCTCAGCAACTTCGGCCAAACGGCTTCCGTGAGCCAACACATCCTCAACTGAAGCGCGTGTGCGGGGGTTCATTGCACGAGCGTGAGCAGCCGCATCATCAGCAATGTGGGGGTTATGGGCTTCCTCGACCGCGGCAGCAGCCGGATCTTCTGCTTTAAACCACGTACCAAGCATTTTCTTTTGGCCCAATGACTGTACGTCAGGGGCGCTTGCAACTTGTGGTGCAGCCCTGTACATACCAACGCTGCCCTTAGAGCGAGGTGGCTGCGTATTAGTGCGCATAACTCTTGCGACATACTTTGCTTCTTGCTCTTTGGAAATGTTTTCGTGCTGTTCTTTAGTGATTTCTTCACCGGTATCTGGGTGAAAGTAGGTCTCTTCGGCGCCTTCCCCTTCGGAAGGCTTTACCTGCCTCTTGATTGTGTAAGCCCCACCACGCGGGTTCTTTGATACGGCAATTTTGCGGTAACCCGGCAACCAACTACCAATCGACTCCGGGTCGTGACCAAGACCAGACAGGTGTTCTTTTAAAGCGCCCACATGTTCATCAGGCTTGAGCTCACCATCGAGCGCACGCTCGTGGGTATTCGTGATGAAGTCCCTAGACGCAGCCTCATGCTCAGTACCCGAAGTTACGCGCGTGATTGCTTCGTTTAACGACGCAAGAGTGCGGTGATGTACACGAGCGTCTTCTTCAACACGAGCTGCTTGAGCCCGCTTTTCTGCCGGGGACATGCCCATAGCGTTTTCAGAAACATCGACGCGTGAGTTTCGGGTTGTGCGCTTAGCCATTACTTTTCCTTATCGGTGATCTACTACACGGCGAGGATCAGAAGCGCGATCATGGGCAGCCATAACTGTTGCTTCCCAACTAGGCGCTTTTTCTTCAGGCGCCAACGCAGCCATGGCTTTCTTATGCTGATCTACGCTCTTAATATCAGCGCTTGTTTGACGGTTTGCTTTGCCCATAATTAAGCTCCCGGGTTCACTTTGGACGGCTCTTCTGAGTTGATGAAGCCGTAGTTCATATAAGGATGAAGATCAGCGCGGTTCTTTTGGACGATCTGGTCGCCCATGCCCGGCGCTACGCGTACATTTGGGCGGCGCTTACGGTACTTACCGTCTGTAGCACCTTCCAACATTTCGCCGTTGCGCGAGTGGGATGAGTTAACAGCCATTATTCCGCCATTCTGCTATTGACTCGCTTGACAGCCTGTCGGCGAGTACATTTTGGGCACAAAGTTCGGTATGCCGCCTCAACGGGGTTAAGCATGAGACCGCAGTCCAAACAAGGCTTGCTACCATTGTAATAGGTTTGTTTAAGGTTTTTCTGGGTCAAAAGCGACACATCCAAAGCCCCTGCCATGCCTTCGCCAGTACTGTCTGTAAATAAACCGGGATCAGCCATCACACACCCCATCCAAGGCTGTTACGAGAAGTAGATTCCTGCGTATTCGGTTGTTGCGCGTAATCAGTGCGCTCGTAAGTCCTCGCTGTCACATCCATGATGTCCTCAATGCCGTAAGCGGTTTTTACGTAACCGTATCGGGGCGGGAATAGTTGAATCTGCGGAAGATTTGGCCGAACAACTGTTTGCACATCAGCCCCCGGCATCGTGGCAACCGCCAGAGCTTGGCTTAACAGCCTCTCTTGGTTACTAGCAAAAGGCCCGATATATTCCTGTGGAGGATAAGCGGCCTCAGGAGGAGCAACCCACGGTTTACGGTCGTAAACACCGTCTTGAAGTTGCATATTAGTAACCTAATTGGTCTTTGGCAGACTTCATGGTTTTGCCAAAGTTAACAAACTCAAACTGCTGCCCCACCTTATTAGGGTAGGTAAACCCCATTTTGCCAATGATACTGCCTTTATGGAACCGTAGATCTTTGATCCCATGGTCTTCAATAAACTTAGCGCGGTCTCCCGCAAACAATTCTGGATCTTTCATGTCAACTCCAAGCCGGTTTAAAACGACGCAACTGCGCCGCTCGTTTTTCATCGATTTGACCCGGTTCATTGGCACGCATATTGGCTTTACCGTCGTTTACCAGATGCGGTGGAGGAACCATGTCAAACTGAGGGGCGTAACGGGAAGTCACGTATGCGTTCCCGTCATAAGATGCCCGCATTTGGCGGCGAATACCTCGGTCGGCACGCAAAGAGTCCGGGTAGTAATACCCTTGAGGGTCTACCCGCTCACCTCGGTGAACGCCGCGTTGGTATGACTTTTGACCGATGCGAACTTTAAGGCTGTCCAGTACTTTTTCGGACGCACTGTTTGGTCGCCCACGGTCATCTCGACGGGTACGAATAGTACCTAAATAACCATCTGGGTATTCAGCAGAAGGTTCGCGGCCCACACCCATGCGCAGAAAATCCAGCTCAGAACGCGCAATAGGAACACCACCACCCCCGTAGGTGGTGTTCGTGTCGTACATACCTCCCGCGCCGAGGTACTGCACATTTTGATGCGGACTGCTGCCTGCCATACCTCTATTTTACAGTGGGTAGGGCGCTAAAAGAGCCTTTAACGAGTGGTCGTAAGAACGCAAATATCTTGGCGTGGATCAAGACCTTCGCCAACAGTGAACGTCAACAACCCCGGCGTGCCGTCCCAACCAGCTCGATCACGAAACCACGCAGAACCCGGATCGGTGGTAGGGGCCTGCATCCACACACGCTCACCAATATCGCGAATTTGGAAATGGTGATAATGACCAGAAAGCCATACATCTGCCATTCCCAAAGCCGTTTGACCTGTTGCCTGACCGCTCAGGTACTTAACTACATCTCGGCTGAACTGGTGGCCATGAAACAACCCCAGCAAAGTGCCACAAACATCGACAGTAAGTGTTTGATGGCTTTTTTCAGGGTACCGAAATACTACGTGCTCCAACGCATCGTTTTCAGCGCAGATGTCTTGCACTTGGCTGGCAATTTCTACATTCCAACCGTCAGAAGGATCCACAGAAACTTGGCGGGTAACTTCATCATGATTACCGTTAACCACGGCAACAATTAACTCGTCGCACAGAGAAGCAAAAACTTTGATCTGCTGCAAAAGAAGGCGACGAGCAACTCGTACTTGTTCCGTCTGTCCCAAATCCGACGCCGATTGGCTTTGCAATTTTCCGGCTTGGCTGGTGTTACCTTCCACGTGATCACCAAGTAACGCAAGGACAATAGTGTCAAGCTTTCTTCCAACTTTGCGAAGGTCTTTCAACCGATGAATGGCGCGGTCGGTAAGTTCAAGAATGCGTTCTACAGATTCTTTAGTTCCTTGATTGGCAACTTTTTTACCCAATTGCTGGTCACTCAACGCCATGACATAAGCACCTTCGCCATAACCGCCGTCATATGATTTAGATGGTTTCCATTTGGATACAAGATGCTTCAGATCTTCAATGTCTTTGTCAGAAACAACATTTTTATTCGGTACCAGACTCAGGCGGTAGGAAACCAGCCACTCCTCATCCCAACGCTGCCAACGAGACATACGAACATTGGTGACGGACCACTCTTCAGGATTGAGCCCAAAATCCTTCATGATGGCTTGAGCATCGTAGCCGTTAGTATCAGACTGAGGACGGCTAACTACAAAACCACCGTTATCCATATCTACATCTAAGCGAGGGCGCCATTTTTCATCGGGGTATTGGATACGGGTATCAGAACCCATTTCGCCGGGTTCCACAAGCTTTTTCAAAGTTTCTTCTAATGACTCAGACATTATGCGCTCTTTTGGCAAGAGCAATGACCGCTCAGGTGATACTTAAACGACGTAAGGCTGAAAGGGACGGGCAAACCGTTGGCTATTGCGTTTTCCTTGATGGACATGTAGGTCCTGTGAGTGGATGCTAATTTGTTTTTAACAATCGTGTTAATGCTGTCTTCAATCTTCTGGCCGTCAGGCTGTTGTGCAAACCAGCGTTTAATGGCACAACCATTAAGGGCAAACTCACCCGACTCAAGTCGTTGCAGCTCTTCTAACAGTTTCATAAAACCTCCACAGTTAGTCTACAGCTATCGTAGTCAAACAGTAGCACCAACCAACGGTGATAGTCAACTTAGGGGTAGGTGTCAAAAACAAAAAACCCCCCTCAAAAGAGGGGGGTCTTGTGGGGAATGGCTAGTTGCGGTCAGCCTCACCAGAGTCAAACTCAAACATGGATGAGCGGTTGATGCTGGAAGGAAGAATACGACCATGTGCTTGCAAAGCACCGGCTTCATGAGCAATAGCTGGCGCCACTGACACGCTAGTGCGGTACCCGGCACCCATACGCTCACCAAGAACTTGGCGGGTTGCTGTGTGAGGCATAAGAGCGGGGTCTTGTGCTTTGATGGCGTGCTTGGCCATAGCCATCTCGTACGGAGAATTTTCAGCCGAAGGGTATGAAATATTCATGTCCGGCTTGGCGCCGGGCAGCGGAGCAATTGGCACAAGGACCTCCTAAGTCTTACTAATAGGATAGAGGGTTTATAACTTTTTAGTGGGCCAAAACCGTAAAAACAATGGCGCTAATTTGACCGTCGTGGCTCTCAATGCTAGCGAAACCGGGAACGCACATAAGATCCAACCCGCGGGGAGCTGTATATCCTCGGGCAATAGCAATAGCTTTAACTGCTTGGTTCACCGCTCCGGCGCCCACGGCGCGGATTTTGCAGGATCGGTGCTCATAGATGCTGTGGGCAATTGCAGATGCCACAGATTGGGGGTTACTGCTGGCGCTCACCCGCAGAATTTGTTCGTCTGGTGTGTCGGACATTATTACCTCGTTGTGGTGTATTAGGTTCCCGTACCTAAAATTATACACACAACTAAAGATAATTAGTGGTCGTCACAAGTTTCTTCAGTAGGGCAACATTCGTTCTTGGGAATATATCCATCTGGCATAGCTGGCAAAGTAGGAGTTGTGGCTAGGCTGCCGCAATTAGCGCACTCCATATCTAGATAGTGGTAAACCATTTCGTAATCTTCAAAGACGCATTTAACGTTCCAAACAAAACATCCGCACACACAAACATGTGTAGGTTCCCCTCGGAGATCCATAGCTTTGTCATAGTTTTCCGGCTTCAAATCGATGATGGGGCGGTCATGCCCGAAATTTGATGTCATCTAATTTCTCCAAAGTATCTTTCTCGTATTGGGTATCGCCAAGTTTAGCAGCAATTCGAGCCAAAGCGTAAGAGTCGGCGGCGTTGTCGTCTGTGAACTCCACGTTCCACTTCTTGTAGATATGCAGAAGCATCTGGTTCTTTTGTACCCCTGTACCTTTGCCCGTGACGTACTTCTTTAGGTTAGTTGGGGGAACAAGCAGGGCTCGAATGCCGAACGTGTCAAATATATGGAGCTTGACCATGCCACCCAACTCCCCGAGCATGTTGGCCATCTGGCTTCCAAAGGCGTAGCCTTCCATAACAAATTCAGAGTAGTTGTAATCAGCCACGAGGTTCTCGTCAAGAAACTTCTGTAAGTTATACAGCCGCTCAACTCCCGTTCCGGAAGCCTTGGCTACGGCAGTGTGGTAGTTTCCATCCTTATTCATGAAGGTAATAGCAAACCCCGAATAAGACTGGTCAATACCAACAAACACAGGCTTAGAACTGTCGAAACCTGCCCCGAAGTACTTGACTGTGTAACCCTTGTTGATCATGAGTTATACCTATACGAGTCTGAGTTCTCCATATTAATGTAAGCATTATTTCTGATGATGGTCCCGCCGTTAACTGTCCGCTGGGTTTCAGAAGCTTCGACTCTATAAGGGGCAGTCAGGTAGCCTCGGTCATCGCAGATCATCTTGACCAATAATCGGTCATTAGGAACCAGATACAGAAAACCGTAAAGAGGGACGCAAAGTTCAGTGGCTAAATGGCGGGCTCGATTGATTTTCTCCTCCGTCACCAGCCAATCTCCGCCATAGTTCTCGAACAATTCTCTGTATCGCATATTGCGGCATTTGCTCTCGACAACTCCAACAATAATATTGTTTTTTAGCAGAAAGCCGTCAACAACTGCGGGGGAGTCTTTTTTGGTTTCCGCAAATTTGTGCCCGTGAGGATTGAGGTCTTCGTAGATTTGGATGGCACGTTCTTCTTGCTTGAGCGTCGCCTGACCTTTGGCGGTCTTAATATCGAGAGAAATATAATTCATGAAACAAACTTCCTAGAACGAGTCATCACCGAACCGCTGGAAGTGCGACGAGTCAACTCACGGCTAACGAGATACATGTCCCGCTCCACGTTAGCTGCCATAGCTTCAATGATCTTGCGGTAGTTGTATTTGATGCTATGGTCATAAGAAATCTCAGCCACCTTGGGGTCAGCAAGAGCAGTTGCTTTAATGACAGCAGCTAACCCTTTGGGCTGGTTAGCCGTGGCCACAGCAATTGCGGCATCCATCTTTTTCTCTGCTTCCCTTTCATCAATTTGTGCCAGAGCTGTCTGAAAGCTAAGGAAGTCCATGTAAGAAGTTTGAGCGGTAAAAAGTTCCATGAGTTCTTCATCACCCAAATTGGTAATGTCAGATGGAAGCTCGGGTGCCACAAGGTCCACGGAGCGACCAACAATAATTCCTTGGTCAGCTAATTGTTTGAAAGCCTGTTCACCCGCAGATGATACATTTAGCTCGTATTTCATGAGTAAACCTCGCATTTCCAGCAGCCTTGTTTACCTTTGACATTGCACTCCGGAGGAGTGCCGTTCTTAACTGCTTCAACGATCATAGCAGCAGCATCAAGGATGTCACTAATTCCGAGGTCGCTCTTCCGAATGTGAAATTCTTTGAACTCTCCGTTAGGTTTTGATTCATAAATGAATACTGCTTTTTGCGGGGCATCAGGATACTTTTCAAGAAGCTTCATATAAATTTGAGTTTGAAGATTATGTTTGGTAAAAGGGGCTTTCATGTTTTTCCACGCAGTTTCGTAGTCTTTGCCTGCGTCTTCCCATGCAGCAAGGTCCTCAAACATAAAAGTGCCGGGTCCCATGGATTTAATCTCTAATAGCAAAGGCTCGTCTGTTATGCCTTTTAACCATCCGTCAGCGTGACCTTTAATATTGCGGTCTGGGTCTACGACAGGAACTTCGCGGAACCGTACTTTGGGACTATTACATACCCGACAAGTTTCAGGACTGAGATCCCACCAACTGTAGGGGCAAGAGTCACATGCCCAAAAACCGTAAAGGACGCCCATGTTTTGAAACCGTTTTTGCCATTTTTCATGGATAGCATGTCCCATATCAAACGCGGCACTACCTTTTAGTCCTCGACGTCCGCCGGGTTCGGGGGCTGCTTCCTCTCCCCTAAGCAAAAAGTAAGATGCGCGATAGCACCAATCTTTTCGAATGATCTCTGAAGGGTGAAGCACTAAGGTGCTGCGTGAACCATCCTTGGGTCGGCTCAGCAAGTAGCGATCAACTGCGGACAAAACTGGGGTCGAAGACTTCCCAGCGTCTACAAATTTCTTTAACGTTTTAGCTGCGGTGGTACCGGACGTCGTCGTCTGGTCCCCAAGCACTTTTAGGTTTGAACGGGTAGTCAGTTTTCGTTTTGAATTTTGGTCCAATTGATTTGTCCTTAGTGTTTTCGGAGAGTTTCTCAACACAACGGTGTTCGCGACCTCGCCACCAAATACCGCATTCAGTGCACTTGACGGGTTTATTTTCGTCCAGCATATACCCATTCCTCTAATGTCATACCGTTTTTTACAGCTTTCCGTTTAAGAGCACTACGCTCTCGGTGACTCAAACCGCCATAGATGCCGTGTTGATCATCCATTCGGTCAGCATACAGTAGGCAGTTTATTCGAACAGGGCACGGGGGCTTTCCGTCTTTCCCAAAACAAACAGCTTTTGCCTGATCTGCAATGGTTTTGTAAAGATTTTTATCTCTGGGTGGAAAAAATATTTCTGGGTCTACGGTTCCGTTAGCGCATTTAGATCGTTGCTGCCAATCAAGGCTGTACATATGTGCTCCTGAAGATTTTGGCGAATCTCCAGAAAGTCGTCTTCTTGTAGGATTATGTAATTCTCATTGTTTAGGGAAAAACCAAGCACAGGTAGTCGTCCGTCTAATATTGCTTCTTTGACGATCTTTTCTAGAACATCCGATTTAATAGAGAATGACTTCTTCCCTGTCCATTTATGCTCGATTAATAAATCGGCAGAACGAACATCTCCCTTACGGCTCCAAAAAGCCCCACTGGCTGCCACAGTTGATCCGTTGACAGCTTGTGCAAGGCGTTTTTCGTGCTTTTTAGACTGCTTTTGTCCCTCAGTTCTCACTGGACTCCCCAACAAACTTGGAGCTAGCAAGAACTGCGGATCGTACGTCTTTTTCAAGCGTTTCTTTTAAATCAATTTCTTCTCTAATAGAGTGTACCAGAGCATCGGCCCCTTGCCATTGACGCCCATCGTAGCGGTAGTAAGCACCCGCACGGGTAACAATTTTATTGAGAACCCCTAGGGCAACAATCTCTTTAGAGAAGTCGTACTCTCCCGCAAGACAGACGTCTCCGTTGGCGAAATAGAAGTCAATATAAGCCGTTTGTGACGGGGGCGCTGACTTGTTTTTGAGCGTGCGAATTTTAATAGTTTGACCCACTCGTCGCTTATCTTGCCCAGTACCCAAATCAATCCAATCATCTCGCTTAACTTCCACGCGAGTAAAAAAAGCGTAATTTTTGGCTTCGCCTCCGGGAGTAGTTCGCGGATCGCCATACATGACCCCAATCTTCATTCGGTACTGGTTAATTACAATCCCAATAAAGGGTCGTTCGGTCTCGGTAAGGCTTCTTTTTGATGCTTTACCAACTTTGCGGAAAAATTTACCAGTGAGCAAAGCGCCTCGACCCACAGTTGCCTCATCCATGTCTTTTTCATCTTCAGCGCCCGGGACAAGAGCAGGAAGAGAATCGATAACCACGCAGTCCACAGCTTTTGACTCGACAAACGAAATAACCGCCTCATAGGCTTCCTCCATAATATTGGTATTAATGACGTACACGCGAGAAAGGTCTACCCCACACATCTCTGCGTAAGAAGGCACCCACTGTTCTGCGGCAATCCAAACGGTTGTAAATTCCGGATCTTGGGCTTGGTTGGCTGCAACTGTTTTAAGTGCCAAAGCAGTCTTTCCATTGCTGGCTTCACCAACTATTTCATGCCACTGATTAGTAGGCCAACCGCCACCAAGAATAACATCCAGAGCGAGACTGCCGGTAGTTGTGCGACCAACAATGTCGTCACGGATTTGTTCTCCTAACACGACGGTTCCGTCACCAAACTTTTTGTTGAGCTTAGTGATAATTTTTGCCAATTCAGGATTCATCAGATTTTTCCTACAATCGTTCCGGGGTTAAACCCATCACCAGATGCTTGGCGAGCGGGTTGAGCGGGGCCATTTGAAGACGAGGTCGTGCCAATACCGCTGCCTTGTTGGACAATTGGATAGCCGCAGTCATAACACCTAGCCCTAGTTTCAGCGGTGAGCTTGCCGTAATTGCCGCTGCGGCAGTTTGGGCACGAGCTTTCAACTTGTTGCGACTGGGACGGCGGGATGTACGGAGCCTGCGGCATTTGAGATTGCATTTGAGGCTGTGGTGAGACTGGAGGCGTAGGAGATGCGTATGTGGGAGTGGGGTTGCCAAGTTTGGTTGCCCACCAGCTTGAGTTACTCATTCACATCTCCTATATCTAAGTGGTTTCCTGCGGAAGCTCCGCCGTAGTCTATTAAGTCCAACTCTAATGCTGCGGAAAAAGTAGAAACAAGTGCGGATAAGGACAGCGCGTAAAAATTAGCAGCGAGCATGTCAAGCATTATTTCTTGTTGTTTTTTGTCGATACCCGCGTCATCAAACATTTCGGTTTGGCGTTGGGTAGCGATGGTCGAATTCAATTGAGCCATAATGTCAAGAAATGGCAAAATCTCTGCCACACGAGCTACTCGAACAACGCTGTCCTCTTCTTCTCGCTGAGCTGCGTCCTCACTAATTGGGGTGAGCCCTAGTTGCAGTGTGAGGTCGTGGATATCGTCTATCCCCAAGTCATAGCAGTACCACCGAAACAAAGTACTTAGCGGCAATGCTGTGTGGTGGACAATAACTTCGGCATTTGGTTTTTTCCAAAACTTCCATCTCACTTAGCGTCACCCCATTTTTTGACAATCTTTATATCAGCTACCAAAGGTACCTTTAACACTTGAATGTCCTCCATAGCTTCTTTGATCGCCGCTGCTGTCTCTTCAGATTTACTTGTAGGAGTAAGCGTTACTAATTCATCGTGAATAGTCAACATTAATTTAGCTTCATTGGGGAGCATATCATGTGCCCTAACCATGGCCAATTTGATGATGTCAGCCGCAGAACCCTGAATTCGGGTGTTAAACGCTTGTCGCTCAGCTCCCCGACGAAGAATTGGATCGCGGGAAAGGATCTCCGGTAAGTAACGTCTGCGACCAAAAATTGTGGTGACTACTGGCGGTCGGCTGTTTCGTGTGGTTCCCACAACCCGGGCACGGTAGCCATCTACAGAGGGGAATTTTGCAGAGAACTCATCCAACAAGTTCTTAGCGTCTTTTGAAGAGCATCCAATTTGCTGAGCAATCTTGTCCGGTCCAGCTCCATAAGCCATGGAAAGAACAAGAACTTTACCGGCTTTACGGTCTACTCCAACTGTCTCACCCACAGTGGTGTAGATGTCACCACCGTCTAAATAACTACTAATCATGATTGGGTCTTGTGAGAAGGATGCGATAACCCGCGGCTCAATCTGAGAATAATCTGCTACAACCATTTCGTAACCCTCAGGTGCGGCGAACAAATTACGGATAGCTTTTCCGTGAGGCGTATGCGGAGCCGGAACATTTTGCAAGTTTGGATTACGACTAGAGAACCGCCCAGTCTCTGCTCCATGCTGAACGAAATCAGCGTGGATTCGGCCATTGACAAGAATACTTTCCTTGTACTCGACCTTCTCTTTGCCTCCTACAGTTCGAACTATCTCTCCGCCTAGGTAAGGAATAACGTAGGTACCCTGTAACTTGTTGAGATCCGCGTAAGTCAACAAAGCGGTAACCAACTCATCATTGTTGCGGTACATCTCAAGGGCCTCAGCGGAAACAGAGTAATCGGATAAAGACAAAGGCTGCCCGGTTTTATCTTTCTGTTGCCCCTTGGGAGTAAGCAACTTAGGCTTCAAGCCTCGATTTCCCTCTTTTTTAGGTCCGTAAAAAATTTCTTGCTTGTCCGCGTTTGAATTTAAATTAAACGGACGCTTGGCGATACGGTAAATGTTTTCCTTTGCAACCTTAATATCCTCGCCCAGTTGAGCGTGCAAAGCCTGAAGTCCGTCCATATCGATGGGTGCGCCCGTCAGCTTCATAGAACAAAGAACATTTAAAACCTGCATCTCCAGCGTCATAATGTTCTGCAGGTTTACTTTCTCAATGCGAGGGGCAAGATTCTTCCACAACAAGAACGTGTACTTAGCATCAAGATACGCGTATTTAGCCACCTCACTGAACGGGTGGACTTCTACCTCTTTGCCAACACCTTTGACCATCTCGTAACCAAACTCACGTTTAAGACAGTCGTCAAGTCCGCACTTATTCTTATTGCGGTTATCGACTATAAAAGATCCAACCATGGTGTCAAAATAAGGACCAACCGGATATCTGCCGCCGTAGTACTTGGCAACAGAGCACAGGTCAAAGACTAAGTTATGCCCCACGGTCAAAATATCCGGGTTAAACATCAATGGCTCCAAGGCCTTGAAGACTTCGGCAGGGTAAAGCTGTGGTGGCGCAGTGTCGTAAGATTTTGTGTACTTCTTTTTATCTCGCGAGTAATCGCTGGGACGAGCTGGCAAACCTTGATCAACGCGCTTCTGTCCCTGAATAGTCAAGGGCTTGACTTCTCCAAGGAATTCTCCCTTTGGGTGTCCCATGGGGATGACGTCTGCGCGACCATGAGTGGCAAGGCTGATCCATAGAACTTCGTTGACTACGACTACGCCACGGCGGTCCCCTACAGTTTCCACGTCATAGGCGAAAGCATCTTGTTGAAGGTAATAATCAACTAGCTCTTGAAGTTGTTCCGATGTAGTGATGATATTCATAATGAGTCCCTAAAGACCGCCCCGGTAGGGAAACAAGTCCCTGCCGGAGCGGTCAGCCTAGTAGTTGTCAGGAAAGGGACTGAGCGATCTCAAGGAGCTCAGCGTACGTGTGGTACTTGATGGTGGTCTTTGGCCATGCATCAATGGAGTCAAAGAACTCTTTAGCGGCCTTGGGATCGATGCCCCAGTCCTCCTGCAAGTCACGCTCCTTGACTGCGTTCAAGTGGTACGCAGTGGTCTGGCGCTCACCAGAACGGTTGATGGTCCAGTACTTGCCCTCCAATGGGCCAATCTCGCTGGAGTCAACGGTGTGAAGAGTGTCAATCAAACGCTTAGACGCGGTAAGCAACTGACGCTCAAACGGCTGTGCTGAGAAATTAACAACAGTGAATGCTGCCTTCAATTCAGCGCGTTGGCCTGCAATATCAGAGTCCATTTGGCACAACGGGCACGGGTTGCTGGGGGCGCCCTTTGGATTCAAACAAGTGTACGACTTCTTGCCCGATGACTTTGTGGACAGGAAGTGCTGCTTGTAAGAAATCGGAGGGAATGAATCTGGGTGAAACTTGACAACCTGAATCTTGCCAGTGAACTTAAAGTCAACTGGGAAATCGCCCTTGGAATCATTGGCGGAGCTGATGCCCCAGCCCTCAATAACAGGGGAGTCGGCATCGGTGTTGGGTCGTGCGTTGATGTCGAAGTCGTCTTCGACAAGGTACTGCGAGGCATTGTTTGGCATAGTTTTCCTTGGTTTTAGTTGGTTTCTTCAGCGCGGATTTTATTCCACGCCTCAGTCAGATCAACGGTGATCTGCTGGTTGAGCGCCCACTCTACACGGGGTGCGTGTAAAAAGCCAGCGCGGTGGAAGATCTCTACAGCAGCCTCAATCATTTGCCTGCTGTACAGCCGCCTTCCGGGTCTTTCTTTCCCGTTTTTGTCTTGCTTAGCGGGAAGCCTATATGGTGCTGCGGGGAGGTGTCCCTCCTGCATCCACAAACGCAGTGTAGCCACTGGTCTGTTCAACGCTGATGCTAGGGCATTGATTGTATACATGTCAATGTCCTTGCCATTTGGCAGGGTCTTAGAAGTAGGACGAGAGTCCCAATCCTTGACCGCCAAAGATTTTGTAGGCTCAGTTACTCGGCGTTTGCGTTTGCTGTTTGGATAGTAAGCATCCAAGTGAGCAAACGCCTCATCAATAAAGTCTGTCATTTGTCCGAGATGATTAAAGCCCATGAGTCTTTGACAGGAAACATTGTATCAATATCTGCGTCTGTCAAAAGATCTTCATACCGAGCGGCAAGAATTTCTTGTTCGTCAAGGATGGGAACAAGTACCGTACATCTTTCCAAAAGATTTTTTTCCTCTAGAAGAGCTTCTGCGGCATCAGGATCAAACGGCTTAGATACGCGGCGTTGATTAATGATCCTTGTAACCCCGGGTATATTGGACACTTCTAAGTGGTAGCTGCCCTTATCATCCACATTACCGTTTTCAATAGCAATGTTGCGAATTTCTTCTTTAAGCTGTTTTTCCCGGTCTGCAATTTCCGCAAGTTGTTTTTTAAGTTCAGCATACTGACGTACTTTACTTTGCCAATCCATATGTTCTCCCTATTGCCAGTCGCCGTATTCCACCTTTTTAGGTTTGTTTTCGGCAACATACTGTTCTAAGTAATTAATAATAATGCTGGTGATCGTCACGCCTTTTGATACCGCGATTTGCTGAAGGTCGCCCCACAATTCGTCAGAAACCCTAAGGGTACGAGTCGGTGTTTTAGGTGCATTAGGCATAACTATAGTGTAACACACCTGCTCTGCCTTTGGACTACCGGGGATTACACAGAAGTTGACTGAAGGAACTGGTTGAGACTACTAAGGTCCAAAGACAACCCACCCTTGTCGTCTATACCAACGCCGTCAATAACGGCAGAAGCAACTGTATTCTTTTGTTGAAGCATATCGTATTGACGCTCCTCAATAGAACCGCGGATGAGGATATCCTGCACGACAATTGACGGCCACTCCGAGGATGCCCGGTTGATACGTCCGTTTCGTTGGACAGCCATACCGTTGCTCCACGGAAGGTCGTAATTTATCAATAAGTTAGCAGCAGGTAGATCGACCCCATACCCACCAGCATCAGAAGAGACAAGAACGCGAACACTGGGATCTTCATTGAAACGAGTTTTGTTAACTTCTTTTGTTTTAGCATTAAGCCTCCCTGAATAAGTCAAACATTGGTTTTCACCAAGCGTGTTTACAATCATGTCAACCATGTCGAGGAAAGTGCAAAATATGACTACTTTGTTATCTTCGTTTTGATCAAGGAAATTAGTGACGTAATCTTTAAGGGTGTCAAGTTTGTAAGTTTTAGTCAAGTCATCCAGCAACCCTTCTGCGGCAAGCTCACTGGCATATGCGGAGCCGCTACCTGTCAAAGCATCATATTTATTGGCGCTTATTTGCAAAAGTCCGGGGTGGGAGCACAGCATCCGAAGGCACCCAAGCTTGGCCATAATCTTGCCTCGCAATTCGTCCGCAGGACCTCCGCCTTGACTCTGCATACCGTAGTGCGCGAGGATGTTGAATGACCCACCAAACAAAAACTGGGCATCTTGCAAATCAATGATGATGTCATTGACAATTTTGCGATAAAGCTTGGCGCTGGCTCGGTCAAAGGTCACAAGCATTGGGTCTTTGTGAATGGCATCAGGTAAGTAAGGTGCTACATCTTCATCTTTTTGCGATTTTCTCACAGATGCTTGCGTCATACGAGCATGTAGCGTTGGAAGATTTCGGTAGCGCTCTACCCCACCCCATGTATTTCGAATGATGAATGTTTGATCAAAAATATCAAATCGACCTAGGACTGACGAGTCAACAAACTGCATTATGCTGTAAAGCTCTTCGGGTTTTCCATTTTCAATAGGTGTTCCGGTAAGAGCAAAGCGCCAAGGAGCTGTTCCAAGTTTCTTAACACTTTTTGAACGCTTGGAACGAAAACTTTTGATAGCGGTCGCTTCATCAAGAATAACAAAATCACGAGGAAGCTTGCTGACAAAATTCCAGTCATTAACGACTTGTTCGTAGTTAAGGATGATGTAGTCGTACTCTTGCGCCTGCGCATACTGCTGTTCCCTTTTCTTTGGGGTGCCATCAACAACAAGCACTTTGCTACCGTCGGTGAATTTCTTAATTTGGGACGCCCACTGATACTTCAAACTGGAAAGGCACACAACAAGCCCCCCAGATTTCACTTTGCCTTCTTCTCGCAAACGCTCAATCGCGGCAATCGTTAAGACTGTCTTGCCCAACCCCAAGTCATAAGCAACCAACATAGAACCGCGTTCACACATCTTATCCACGGCTTCAGGTTGATAAGGCAGAAGTGTTCCAGTGAAACTCATCCCTGACCTCCCCAACCACTACCTTTAAATGAAATGCCGGGGGCTGTATATAAACGTTTCATTGCCTTGTTACAGCTGCTGCAAAGTTCAATGTCGTTGCAGTTAGCAATTGGCTTTGCGACATCAAGATGATGGTCGCATGTATGACAATAGTAAGTGTAAGTAGCCATTACTCGGGCCATTTCCCTTGCAGAACCATCATGGCAATAATGGAATAGTTGGCAAGATCCATGAAGGTATCTTCAAGGCTCTCGTGGTTAGGGGTAGTATTGTTGTAAGTCAAGTGCTTGGCACGGGCCATCTTGTCGTGCATCCGCACAAGCAGACCATTTAACGCTCCACCGGGGGCTTCGCTAATGTTCTTTGGACCATAATCCCTATGCTTAGACAGCAAAGTATTCTGTGCTTGTGTAAACAAGATTTCAATATCTGCTACAAAGTTGTTGTCCATCATACTCCTTGCATCAATGCCACAAAGTGCTTGGCGTTTTCCAACCCGGATAGTATCTCATCGCGGCTCATGCCGCCAACATCCTTCTGATCAGTGTGGCTATAGTCAAAGAACCAAGCCTCGAACCATAGTTCGCTCATCAGACTCATGATGTTTTTATTGGCTGATCTGCCTGCATCGTCGTTATCTAAAGCAATGATCAGTTTACCCGAATGCTTTATTAGGTTCAACTGCTCTTTGGACACAAAAGAACCAAAAGAAGCTACGCCGTATACGCCGAGGGACTGAAGGCGAACTGCGTCCAACGGGGATTCAACTAATACTACAGGCCCTTGTAGATTTCCGTGATATCCAAACAAAGAACCGCTCTTCTTCATTCCCGGCGGGTAATTCTTAAAGAACCGTCCTCGGTAAGCCTTTTGTTGCCACCCGAGTAGCTCAAACGTACGGCTGTCTTTAATTGGGATAATCCACGAATCGTTTCGTTCGTCCCACTTTAACCCGCAAGATTGAGACGCGCCAGAAGAGAGTCCGCGGGAACGTAGTGCGTAATCCGGCGGGTCAACAAACGCAGCGAGCATCGCGGGATCAATTTTAATTTCAGGTTCAATGGTTAACTTTTCCTGCGTGGCTCGATCCAAGAGTGCGGTCAAACTTTCCTGCTCGCCAATCCACTCTTTGGCACGACCAAAATCAATGTTACCTTCAGCATCGTAATACTTGTTAATGTAACCAATTAGATACTGAACGCCGCCCTTGAAATGACAAGAAAAACAAATGTGTGCTCCGGTATCAGCATTAATGAACCACGAGGGATTGTTATCCTCTTTGCCTGTGCGGTCTTTGTGCCCCGGGCATTTTGCTTGAACCTCACTTCCACGACTAGAGATAACTTCAATGTCAAGTCGTTCGAGCAGATCTTCCATCTCATCTACTGTCATAGGTCATCGTCTCCCATCTCTCGGAACTGCCCTGTCTCCCAATCCCAAATCATAGAAACTTCAGTGGGGCCAGAATTACGGCTGGCGAGGACCTTGAGGATACGCGTATCGTCAATGTTGTCATCCTCGCGTTGCAAACCAAACAAAACATCCGCATCTTGGAAGAAGGACGAAGAGTAACCAATAGAATCAGCAGTCACATTTCCCTTCTTCATTTTCCATGTCAAAGCTTGAGTGGAAATGACAATTGGAATTTGGAACCGTTGCGCTAACCGCTTAAGGCTTCGGGTGAGATTAGTGATAGCCAACGGAGTGTTAGCTTCTCCAGATTGTTCATCAATCATCAAATAAACACCATCAATGAAAAGAATCTCGGGCTGAAGCATTTGAACTTTGCTAGCAATTCCTGAAACCGTGGAGCCGCCGCCAGAATCTGCAAGCCAGAACTTGTGCTCCATCTCTTTAAGGTTCTTCAACTTGTATTCAAGGCGGGCTTCTTCTTCTTTGGTCAACGTTCCAGTCAAAAGCCGTTGATGTGAAATTCGTGCGCGCATAGCGTCGTAACGGTTTACCTGTTCAATGTTGCTCATCTCAAAAGATTGGAACAAAGGCACATGCCCAGACATGTGAATGTTGTGGGCAACCTGAAGTGCAAGTGTTGATTTGCCGGTCTTTGGTGGAGCGACCACAACTACAAGCTGACCCGCCTGCAACCCGCTGGTTGCTTTGTCAATAGTTGGAAACCCTGTGGGGAATCCGCGCAAACCGTTAGGAAGATTTTTGCGTTCTAAATACTCACGCCAACGCTGCTCGGGATCATTAGTTAAGTCAATGTCCCGGTTGTCATTGAGGCCTTCTTCTTCAATTTGAATAAGCCCGCGCTGCATTGCAATAAGGGCATCTTCATGCGCCTGCGCCCTGTCAATAAGCTCTACAGCTTTGCGAAGAGTGTCAGTGACAGCAATCTTTCGGCGGTTGGCAATTACTTCATCAATCAAATACTCAATGCTGTCTGACACATCAATGAATGTGTAAGCCGGAAAGTTTTCGAAAACAATTTCTTTGCTGGGGCACTCGCCGTATTTGACAAAGTGTGAGCGCACAAATGTCCACAAGCGCTTATCATTTTCGTTAGTGAACCATGATTCAGAAGCGTTTCGGTTTAGTAGCGGTTGGATGCTCCGGTCGTTGAGTGCTCGGTTTAGTAGTCGGGTTTCAATGTTCATCGAATGTCGTAGCTCCAGTGTCCATAAAGAAGTTTGCGAGAGGGGATGTCTACCACACCAAGAATTTCGGGGCGGAAGGGGAGGTCATCAACTACAGCTTTTGAATTTTTGTACGCAGTTGCGTATCGAAAAGGGTTAGTTGCCAGTCTGTCAAGCTCAAGGTGCAGCAAGTCAATGTCACTCTGTTTGAGTTCGTAAGAAAACATTTCCAACGTGATGCCGCTGTTCATACCCAGCATGTATAGCTTGTTCAAAATTAACTTATCGAACTGAATATGATGCGTGACTTTTGGTAAAATTTTAAATTTTTTAGTTATATGAGTAGTAGTCAAAGTGAACACATCTGTGTTTACAAGCAACCGTTTAGGGGCTTCGTTGCTCAAATCACCGTTTCTCATAGGACTTCAATCTGCCCGTACTTCACGATGAACTCGCGGTAGCTTTGCATATCCATTGATAAAACTTTATCTAACTGATCGTCAGGGGTACTATCGTCCAAGCGAACTAAGTAATGAGCTGTGTCTTGTGAAGTATCAATTCTTGCTTTTACAAATTTAATGTGCTTGCATTGGTTGCGGCTATTAAATCCGGGACAGTTGCAAAACAAACGACGATTAGTCGCGGACACGCTGACCTCGTAGATAGCAGGTAAATTTTCGTCCAAAGTAAGAAATATCTGTACTACTTTAGTCTCGGAGTCTTTGTCCATACTGATCATTTTACCTCCTTAAATCCCCTCTGGTGGACTTCAGTATGAGGTGCGAAAACGCCTCAAGAGCAAATGACTCGGTAGCGGGCCCATACAAAGCGTCCCAAGCATCTAGCTTAATATTTGTAGTCAAAATAGTCGGCAAACCATTATTGAATCGGGTGCGCAAAAGATGGTGCAAAACGGTCTTCTGCCAACCCGAGGCTGACATGTGTTCTTTGCCTACGTCATCGATCACTAAAACCCTTATGTTGTAGGCATCATCGTCACACTCGCCATGCATACCAAGGAACAACCGCTCAGACTCATCGGTTTTTCCGTCGCCCATTAGTTGACCGTTCAACGAAATAATGGAACTAAATGTAGCGAAATAACAGGGACTTACAAGTATTCGGTTATCCTGCGGAGAAAACGCCGACAGAGGAAATCGACGAAGCATGTCCTGAAGAATTACTAGAGCAAGCGTGGTTTTGCCGTTCCCGGGCTCACCCTGCAGCAGCAAACCTTTGCCACAGGAAGGCTTTCCATCAGCCTGAATGATGTTACCCTTCTCAACCTGTTCAATCCACTTGTTGACTTTTTGAAGATCTTCGTCTACGACCTCAGAACAATCGCTAAACTCCCACCCCAACCGGGCTCTAGGAATGTTGGCAATTTTCACCCATGTCTTCCTGCGAACAGGAAGTTCATCGACTTTGAACATATGTTTCTAACGCCTCCTTTAAAGCAGTTACTTCTGCAGTCATTTTTTTAATATCTTGATTACTTATGGTTGAAAGATCAATCTTGCGACAAATGGAACCTATTCTTAGTAGTTCTCTTACCCACCAAGGCTGGGTATAGGAAGACTCAACGGGTTTGTCTACACTGGGTGGGATGTTCATGTGGCCAACTTATAGATCACGTAAACAAACACAAGAGAATAAAACAAAAAGAAAAAACAACCGGATTTAGTCATTATCCATCCAATCCCATGATTTGTCTGCGGTGGTCTGCGCAGCCATCTCTTGCTCAGGGTTAGTGATGCTAGCACGAGCTAATTGATCGAACTCTGCGTAGCGAGTCAAAAAATTTTTCCACAGCATATCGCCGTTCTTAAATTTGTCATGCTGAAGTGATTCGAACAGCAAATCAATCATTCGACACTCAATCTCACCGTTGGTATCAAACTGCTTGCGTTTTCCGGAAAGACCCGGAATAAAACGGTCTTTGGTAACGGTAAAAGAACTAATTGCCCAAGTCGAGCCCATCAAATCAACAAAGTAATCCACGACCTCTGCGCAAGACCATGCGTCCCGAGGAACCTGCTCTTTGGGAAGCCGTCGGCGAGCGGTCTTGGCATCTCGCCAATCATCCTTCTGTTTTTTCTGCCACCGGCGACGAGCCTCAATCTCATCATCGTCTGATGATGACGTGGAAGAAAAAATATCATAAGGCATGAGAATCTCCTTGAACGGTTTTTTATTTTTCCCCGGGTTCTTCCCGGGACTCTTTACCAATAGTAATTGTGTATTAGTATTATTTTGATAATAGCTATACAGCTCTGATGGCTGTAAGGAAGCAGGGCTTACCGCGCCCCGAAAACCCCGTTGCGGTAAACCGGACATGTAGAACTCCAAACCTGCCTCAGTGACCCTAGTGAAAGCAATTATTTTTCCACCAATGCGGTTATACCCGCGCTCAAGAAAACCAAGAGTTTCTAGTAGCTTCATAGCCGTGAGAATGGCCTCCTCGCCCTCTAGGAGGGTCTGAGAGAGCTTTTTGGCGCTCGTTAAGGACTTATCCCTAATCATGGTCCCAAGGACTCCTAGAGCCCTTGCAGAGACAATTTGAGGCTTCACTTGAGTAACTTGACAACTTCAAGGGCTACCGCACGAGCGAACATGTCTACGATAGCCGCAACACCATTATAGATTTCCGTTGCTTCATCAAACTCGTCGGTTTCTTCATCGTCCTCTTCAGACTCATTAACATCAATAAGTTCTTCTTTTGCAGAAATATTGTATTCCGTTTCCTCGGAGGTTTTAATATTTAAAGATGGAACAAGAGAAACCAACCCATTAGTCAAGTCAACTGCTTTGATTCCCATGTCCTTTGACTTAGCGAGCAAAGCCTCAGATAGGGGGTCATCGTCATTCCACAGAATGAACACGCCCTCGGATTGCCCCTCAAACACCGAAAAGGCATCGTTAAGAATATCGTTTGATGCAGAGAAATTAGCCTTTGCGATCCCATCGATCTCAATGTCTTCTTTGCCCACCACAATGATGTCGTAGCCTTTATCGCTAAACATCTGAGCTGCGTGAATCTGCGGCTCTGTCGGGGCACTACGAAAAATAGGAAGCACAAGGATTGGATCTTTGTGCTTGTATAGGTAGTCGTCAATCAGGGATTCGGTATTAACACGCGAACTTTTGCCGGTGCCTGCAACCATAATGTACATGCTGCCTCCTTAGTAGGGAGCAGCAGAATACATCATCAACAGGGTCTGTCAAACAGAGGCGGTTGCAACTGTGGACTTGTTGACTGTTCCTACGTAGAAGTTGTTTTGAATAGCCGCCAACGATGGTGATACCGAGGTACTAAGGAAATCGGACGAAGTTGAGTCTCTTCGAACAACACGGTAAGTTGTAGAGGAGATGACACCAGTGATGAGTCCAGAAGAAACAAGATTAACAGCTCCCAAATCGGACGCCGTTGCTCCGAGACTGAACGATTGTCCAACGGTAATGTTGTTAGTCCCCGTACGAAGTATCACTGTAGCCACGGGGTAGTTGTTGTTTCCTCCCGTTATTGGGTTAGGAAGCAGCATCGTTCTGCTGGTATCTGAGACAGAATAAACCGTATAAGATTGAGACGTAGGCAAATTAAGCGGAACAAATCCCGTAGTCAAATAGTCTTTCAAAGCCACTTCAGCTGCGGATAGCGCAACAGAGTTAAATGGTTTGATGGCGCTTACTGCAGTCGCTGTGATAGCGGTAATAGCTGGGTCTGTATATGTGGTTGGCGCGGCGGCTTGTTCAACTTGGAACGCGTCAAAGAAAAATGTATTGTTTGTTGTCGTACCGCCCAAAGTTACGCGAACAGCTGGGGCGGCGTAAACGGCATCTGATGGCGCAGTTGCAGTGACTGAAACACGAAACCACGTAGTGTTTGATGCATTTGTTGTTACAGAGCCGAGGTTAAAGTATCTAGACGCGTCGGCGGATGTGTATGATCCATCAAGTTTGTGCCAATAAATAACTGCAGTTACATTTGTCATTGTAAATCCGCCAGCGTTAGCGTAAAAAGAATACGAGTACGTAGACAACGCGGTAACTGGAACCATCTTTGATGCGGCTGAAACTATGTCAGGACCAGCGCCAGATACGTATAACGTCGTGCCTGCAAGAATTGTTCCACCGCTAACAGGAGAACTTAATGTAATGTTTGAGTTATTGCTCGGGATTGCAGAAACATATGCGCCAATAGGTACAAAAGGAGTACCGTTAGTAGGGTCGTTGATAACGTAATCATTGGGTCGGGCCGACGAGTAAATTACCGGAATCACAGTAGCACCAGCGGATACATCAGCCGATGTGACAACATACCTAATTGAACTCTGAACTTCAACAGTTTGAGTCGCCGTTGTCTTTACTTGCAATGCGCCGTTATCCGAATACGCAGTCTGCAAATTGCTCGCACTTGTACCAACAAAATGCCGTCCAACCCGGGACAGTGTTACCGCTGGAGTTGATGATATTGTCGGCGAAACTCTCCAATAAGGTGATACGCGAGGACCTTCAATTGAAGAAGCTGCATTGAGATCCGGAATTAAATTGGTTTCAGAAGTAGCAACTGCCGCGTTGTATCCTGTAAATAGTTCAGTTGCCAATCCAATCCCGAAAGTAGAACCTTTGTTTTGGTACAGGCGGATGATGTTTCTAAGCAATTTGCGGTTCAAAAACACATCGTTATTCAAGCGTGCAGGGTTAAACCCAAGTTCTCGCAAAAATAGATCTAACAACTTTTTGTCAATTTGTTTTGATGATGTTCGACTAAATACTAAATCAGCTGCTGTCCGATAGGTATCGTAATGAAACGCAAACAGGCTTATGAATTTTTCAAGGTCAGTGTTGTATGCGTTACGCGAATTGGTTTTATATATATCAGGAAGATTGTTTAGCATCCACTGAGTGGTGCTTCGGTTTTTATCGTATAAGAGTTTTCCGTAATTAGAATCTCTGTCTGTGCTTCGGTACCAACCGTAGTCTTTAGTGAAGACTTGCGAAAAATCACGGATTTTTCTACTAGAAGTTGATCCAACCGAATCAATAACAAACAAAGAATAGTACGCCTCTAACCCTTGCGTAGTAGACGTTCCAGTGACTCCGTACCCCGGGTTAGTACTAGTAGCGGTTGTAGAGCCAGTATCAAATATATGATAACTGGCATTAACCCCGAGAGAGTCAGTTGGGGTTGGAACACCGTAAGCAACAGCAAAAGGGGATATCCAAATAACATCACCATTGCGAAAACACATAGCGTCACCGCCAGTGCCGCTGACGCCGTTGCTCGACGCAGGGTCTGGGGAGGTAACAATAAATTGCGTGGAACTTGGGGTGGAAGTAACTGCGGTTCCGCCGTATACGTTCAAAACACTCAAAAACCCTGAGTTTACGTTTTGAACAAACACTGTCTGGCCCACGGTAAGATTGTGCGCAGCAGAAGTTGTGTACGTAATAACTCCGGAAGCACCAGTTGCTACAGTTATATTTAAGTGATCTTCGTAAGCATTACCGTTCGTACCTCGCGTTACGAACATGTACGTGTAGTCGTATGTGCGGATAGTGCTACTGCCGGTTGAGTTAGCAACGCCAACGTTTATTTGATTAACGCCGTAATTAGTTGGGCGACTCTTTACAACTATGTTTGCAAGATCAAGATCAGACAACGCCATTAGCTACCGCCACCAGATGTAGTAACAGTGAAGTTCTGCGCATCCCACTTTGGCACTTCGTTTACATAGAAATAAACCACACTGTTAGGAGTGGTCGATACAGTTGCGGAGGACGTTGTACGGCGTTCAAACCCTGTAATTGTTACGTCGTTGACTCCATCAACAGCTTTTACAACTTTGTAAATATCTGACTGGTAGATTACATCGTTAAATGTCACATTATCAAACGATAAATAATTTTGCAAAGCGCTTAGCACATTAGCTTGCACAGCTGAGTTACTCGCTGTTGGAACACAGACAATGTTCAAAGTAAGAGCCGGGTATGCAAGGGCGCCGTTCAATACCGTAAGAGCAGTACCCGGCGGAGTTTTTCCTGTGAAATAGGTTTTCACAGTAGCTAACGCTGTGGAGTCGAGTGAGTTATTCCAGTTGTTGCCCATAACAAACAAAATGATCGAGTTATAGTTATCTGCAATTGCATTGGCTTTAGAAACCACAGAAGACGATTGCACACCTAGGCTCGCATAATCAGATAGCGAAACCGCACGGTTCAACGCACGCAAGCTAAGCGGAGCGTTAATACGAATAGAGTCCGTTGACTCTGGGTCAGAACCATAAATAACTGCGGTAGCCGTTGTGTTGCTAAATGACGCATACGCGTTCAAATCCGAACCACCGCTGTTAGACAGTACTTGAGTGATGGTCGAAGCACCCACATTACCCTTCGACCCTTGACCCTTACGATACGAAGCAAAAATGGGTGAGTTAGCCGGAGGAATTTTTCCTGAAACACCGTCACCAAAACGAATATTCAAAATGCCGTTGCCGTCATAGTAGGTAGAAAACTTAACGTCAGTTGAGTTGTAGTCAATTAAGTTATCTACTTTGGAGTATGTGGTACCTCCAGAAACAACGCCACCAGACAATGTTCCGCCTACAGTAACGCCTACTGAAGATGCATACACAAGGCTGTCATTGTAAATTGGGTACGTCTGATCAGGTGTGCCATCCGATACAGCGACTTGCGTTGTAGCAACTGTCTGACCTTCAGTTAGCAAAATAGTCGTAGTGGCTGCGACGGTGCTTGCAATAGTTACAGGGGTAGTACCTAAATACTCAAAGTAGATGTAATTTCCATTAGTATCAGACGCGCTAGTGGAAAATTGAGCAAGTGTCTTAACTTCCGTAGTAGATGCCGTTCCAATAGACGTGGCCACGACGTTGAATTGTGCGGGTACCGGCTCAACAGGGGTATAACCAAACAACCGCGCAAGATTCAACACCGTCTCACGTTGAGTAGCGGTAGAAATAAAACCTTCATTTGCGGAGCGGTCAATGTAATAATTGAGAATGTCTCCCATGTAAGAGAACAGCTCGATCAGCACAATACCAAAGTCATTGGCGTCGCGAGAAGTCCACTGGGGAGCAAAGTTAGGTATCAGATTAATAAGGTCATCGCGGATAGATGTGTAGTCTCGCGACTGGTACTCAATTTGCGGTATGTAGTAACTATCAGCCATTCCAACTCACCTGTAACGTATCTCCGGAGGGGGTTACTGAACTCTGTGACAGTGAAACTTTGTCTTCTGTGCCGTCTGGTGTTACGTAGATGACTGTCACTGTTAGATATCCTGTATTCCGGTCATAATTATACAGGGTATCTTTCAAATTAATCTCCGGTGCCCACCGGATAAAAGCTTCTGAAACGGTCTCCCGCAGGAGATCAACAGCCGAATCCATGTTCTCAAAGAGGAGCGTGTCGTTAAGGGAAGCTCCATATCGGTCATACCAGACGCGACTACCCCGGTTGGTCAGCAATAGAGTAATCACTTTGTTCCGCCATGCGGCAGCACTTTGGGAGTCCACGTAGCTGACGGCCCCGGACGGAGAAAAACTAAAGGGTATATCGATCACACGACTGCTTACAACGCCTTTTTGGTTGTAATAATACGTCATAGTCTCTCCTCTAGTGCTTTGATTCGATCTTGCTGTTCTTGTACAACCGCCAATAATGCCGCAACAATTCCATTTAAGTTGTAATACTCAGGTAAACCGTCGTCTGAATAGGATGCTAATTCCGGCGCTTTATCCGCAATGTCTTCAGCAATAAACCCTAAGTGAATTTTACTTGAGTCTTCATTCGGGTTGATAGAATGAAAACTAACCGGAGATAACGATAGGACTTTTTTATAATCAAATTCTTTTTCGGTTTGTATTTTTTCGGGAAGCACGGAGTCAGAAAGTGCGTTGGTATAAAGAGAAGAAATATTAGACTTTAATTTTTGAGTAGACCCTGCTCTTACAATTCTTCCGCCGGAAAGCACTGAAATATTTGCAGATAATCCTGCCCGCACGTCTTGATAGACATACGGCGCAATTAAGTTTGAAAGATCACTCGCTGCTGGGCTTGTTCCTAACCAAACTTCTCCTCCGTAAGGATTCAAAGTTAATTTTGAAACGTCATTATGGTAGTAGGATTGAATGTCCCGCATACCAAATCTCATCGCGCCATCGGCGCCGGAATTTGTTTCGTTACCAATTTGTAGAGGAAAATTGGTAGACGTAATATCTGAAGTTCCTACATTGTTTCTTCTAACGTATATACGAGAGTCATTATCATCGTTTATATAAGTTCCGCCCCCAGAGCCTAAATAAACTCGCCCAGTATCCGCGTAGTTACCTAAATAAACGTGAGGGGATCCGCCAGATTTAATGTTAACTCTTGACCCACCAAGACCAGTAACAGTTAGATCACTGGACGACATAGATATGAGAGAAGCGGCGGAAGACGCTGCTATAGAAACTACCCCGTTAGCAAAATACATGTAAGGGTATAGACTTCTATTGGTAGATGGGGTACTACCGTAATGTATTAAGAGACTACCGTTGTCATCCCCTAGCATTTGTCCAATGACAGACCCAGAAGACCCAGCAAAACTTATGGAGTTAGTAGAACTTGATATAACAACTCTTCGACCAGAAGAGTTTGTTTGCAAGTTTGCTCCAGTAACTGTCCCCCCAGTTATAACTGCCCCGTTAATATAAGCGCCCGCAATGTTAAAAGCATCAATTGCATTTGCACTGAGCCTATCTCCAGTGATGGATCCCGCAGCAATTTTTGACGCAACAACAGCATTAGCCGCCAAAAGATCAGTAGTAATTGTGCCTGCAGTTATTTTGCTAGCATCAATTGTGCCCGCTTGAATTCGAGCAGCCGCGAGATATCCGGTAGAAATTGTGTTAGCGTCAATTGAATCAATTGCTTGGTAGCCTAACCCAAAGTCAACCCACGTTGTTCCATCCCATTGTTTTGGGCGGTTACCGCTTCCAGAATTAAACCAAATATCACCTACCGCCAACGCTGTTGGGGTAGTACTTTGCCTAAATACTCTATTTTTACCGTTGGCCGATGTTTGAGCTGCATCCGCAGCAGCTTTTGCCGCCGCAATGGACGTGTCTTTTACATCAGCCCATGCGGTACCTGTGTAAATATATAAACGGTTATCATCATCTGTGTCAAACCAGATATCGCCTTCATTGAAG